TGTCCATTGTGAGGAAGACCATTTTTACTGCTGCACCTGCTGGATAGTATGGGATGGCGATGGCCTCGCCGAGCGGCGTCGTGAGGAGGACGACTGATGGGCGACGAACGGAACATAGATGACATAGATGACGACCACCCGGCCATTAGGTGGGCTTTCCTTGAGGGATACAAAGCCTGTTGTGGCGGCGAGGGGCGAGGGGCTGAAGTAGCACTTGAGGAGTGGTTTGGGTGTCCTATTCCTATTACTGAAGGGCCGGATGCCGAGGACGACTGATAATATGGCTGAACAACTAATGACGATTTGCAAATGGTGCAAAGGACTTTTGGGTCCCACACTGACCCAAGAGCATGACAATCCAAGTTTTGCAGAATACAAAGTCTGCACGAACTGTGGCTACCAGTGGGCTAAACAATACTGGGATGGACTGGAGAAAGAATGAACAAAAACAATGTAGACCTGAAATGGATGGACAACGAGCACAATGCTAAATATTTTGAGCATTGCAAGACCAAGCATGATGTAATCAAAGTCATGCGTAGGCAAGTTGAGTTGGAGATTCCAACTGGCTTGTCTAGCGCAGCACGCTCTATAGCAATCAAAATCCGTGACAAGGTAGTTGACTGGCAGATGATGATGTGGGTTCGACCAAATCCTTCTTCCTTTTCAAAGAGCGTGGATTTATTTGTGGACAGCATCCATAACATCGGTGGATGCAATCTCTTCAGCCACCCTAAAGACGGTATGGTAGACGGTGGCGAGAATGCACTTCTGTATGTGGTTTTTGATGGTGGTCTCGGACACGACCTCTTCAGCTACGATGGTGGCCTGGAAAGAGACTGGCTGTATAAGATTACTGATGCAGACGACAGAATAATGTTTGAAGACTATGCAGGCTGGGTATTGACTATTTATCCGTGGTGAATAAAATGAACAAATACAGACTAGAGCAAAAAACCTGTTCCATGTGCGACATGGTGAAGAAAATGAGAGCCAACCACGGCATGTGCGACAGCTGTGCCAGCAGGATTGAAGGTGGAGAACAATGGTAAAACCGAAAACAATTGACGACGATGGGCTTGAAGCATGGCTCAACGACGACCACTATGAAGACGAGAGATACATCTGTCGCTTCTTTAATGGTCTTTATTACGAGCTATCGGACAACACTTATAAAGATAAGGAGTTTGCCCAAATTAATGCTCACTTTGAGCGACGCACCAATAACAAATTAGCACGAGTGGCAAAACTGCCAGACGGAAACTGGGGAATTTACACAAGGGAGAAAGAACAATGAGCCACCACCCAAAGTGCGACGAGTGTGGAAGTGACATAGAAATTGTTATTGGCATCAATGGTGAGTATCATGGCGACAAGTTTTACCAGACTGTCTGCCGAAACTGTATAAGCCTTGGCTGGATAAAAGTCTTCACAGAGCCATTCACACCAGGAGAAGTTACTGATGGTTGATTGCATCCGCTGTGGCACTCGCATCTGGGGTCGTCCCGAACGAGACCTGTGCATTAGTTGCATCCGAACTACAAAATCAAAAGGTGTCTGCATAGACGCACCATGCTGTGGGTGTTGCAAATGAAAGAACAATGAGCAAAAACTGGGCAAAGACGAATATGAGAATTAATATCAGGAGCGACGGTCGGCGTGAATGGATTTGCAAACACGGCATCGGCCACACCGTGGGAGTGCCGGAAGAGAAGAAGGGCGATACTGATTGGTGGTTGCACGGCTGCGATGGCTGCTGCAAGAAGTATTTGGAGGAAGAATGAAAGAAAAGGAAATCCAGAGAATCCTAAAAGAGTGGGAACCACATGGCGCCAAGCGTATTGCAGTGGAAAACTTTTTGGGGAGCATCGATATTACTGACCACGAGAGTCACATGGGCACCAAGGCTAATCTAATGATGGATGCAAATCTGTATCATTGGAACTGGGCTACTTGCATGGCTATTTCTGTAGGAATTAAGAAGTCTTACAAGAATATCAAGGAGAGAAACAATGAAACCAAAAATACACAGACTTGAAGAAAAACCAACTCTGAAGGAGTTGCAGGCACTCGTTGGTGGATATATAGAAATATTGTATTCATCAGACGGTAGCAAACAAATCATAATCAATGAAGAAGGCAAACTACAAGGATTGCCTGTAAATTATGAAGCAACAGGGCTTTGGCTGGGAACAGGCAAAGCAAAGGCACAATTCTGGCATGATGTGATTGTCGGTGATGCTGTAGTCCTTGAAGGCAACATGATGGTGGACTGATGCCAATAGGCAGAATACGAAGATTCCAAATCTCTTTATGTGGAAAAGAGTTCGGAGACAGAAATTACAACCAATACTAGGGGATAAACAATGCGAAAGAGACACTACAAAGGATTGCACAAAATGACACTGTGTGGACACCCCACATCTGTGCAAGAATGGAGAATGATACAGAGAGTGCAACCAGACAGAGTTAATTGCCACAGGTGCATAGTATTGCTGGAGAAAGAAAAATGAGAAAACTAAACTATAAGAGAGTAGGAGACCACAAAGATATGGTGACCATGAAGTGCACCATGTGCCCTGTGACTTTGGTTGACTACAAGAAAAACATCAACAAGGCTTGGAAATACCACTTAACTGTGTGCAAGAGGAAAAAATGAAAGGAATCGTCTGTATAGATTTTGACGGAGTCCTTCACAACTACCGTGGTTGGCAGGGTGAAGGCAAATTCAACGAGCCAATGCATGGCGCCAGAAAATATGTAAAGAAGATTCGGGACAGCGGATTCAAGATTCTGGTGTTCACCTGTAGGACAGAGCTTGAAGAAGTTGAACAGTGGCTGGAAAAGCACGATATTGAAGTAGATGGCATCAATGAACACTTGGTTGCATTTGCTCACAATGGAGAGTGTCCGACAATGAAGCCACTGGCTGATGTCTACATTGATGACAAGGCAATAGGTTTTGACAGATGGGACGACAGTCTGGTTGATATGGTGCACGATTTGGCTGCACCCAAGTGGAGCACTTCGACTCCTGTCCGCGATATCAAGCTGCATAGAGGTGATGACCCATGCTTGCAACCAGAGTTTGAATATTCTCACACGAGAGAGGTTGACCATTGCACAGAATGCAACCAAACCACTCTGGCGCCAGTGGAGTCAATTGTGATAAACAGAGAAGGACGCACGATACGGTTTTGCGACAATTGCAGCCACCGAACTGTTTGGGAGTGATTATACACATCAACGACATGGAAAGTGCCTTAAAAATGTGTTACAACACAATAAACACACAAATTTGTGACAACGAGACTATATACGACCCTGTCGTTTCTATCGTAAGGAGGATTTGCCCAATGCAATACACCGACAAAGCAATCGCAAAACTAAAAGGCAAGTATGTACAGTATTCGCACAAGTCAAGAGCCCACTGGCTACTTGGCAAAGTTAAAAGTGTGGCACTCTACAGAATAGGTCCCAAGAAGGGACAACCAAAAGAAATCAGAATCGCAACCCAAAGGAATCTGATTGACAAGAAAACAGGTCGCATCAAATTGGTCGACACTGGAAGGAAAGGAACTATGAAGTGGGGCTTTGCCACCGACTGGCGTGGTCCTGTCCGCAAGACCAAGAGACTCAAGACAGTCTTGGTTCGCAGAGGTGGCAAGCAGCTAACGATGCCAATCAAGGAATGGCTGGAGAGATACTCATGAGCAAGACAGGTGGCTCATGGGGTCCGCTTCGCAAGACGCTGCGCATCAGAAGCAATCCAAAAGGAACATCATGGTGTGGCCCATCTGTGCTCACAGCAATCATTGGTCGCAAGTATGAGTATGTGGAGAAGTTTATCCAAGACCATCGTGGAAACAAAATTGGTTTTAGTTTCAGCCATGGAATTGTAAGAATACCACATCCCAAAAGCGTTCGTGGTATGACTCATGATGAGATGATTGAGTTTTTGCACGAGCATGGTTTGAATTCTCAACTATACAAAATCAAGGTTCGCTCTGAAGACAAAGTGCACTACGATGCCAGAGACTTGCCATCACTAGCCAAGTGGCTTCGTGAGAGACCACCAGAGCTACGCAAGTGTACAATGGTTGTCCACATTGCCCACCACTACATACTGGTGCGTGGCTGCAAGGTCTGGGACAATTGCACTGCCAAGAAAGGTGTGCCACTTTCAAAGTATCACCGTCGCAAGGCAAAGGTGCATGGATTCATTCCTGTCAACAAAGACTGGAAGCCACCAAGCAGTTGGAATCTGCACCACCGACCATTCGCAAGACACGGAGTGGTCTGGGATGATATCAAGAAACAGCGTGGCAAGAGCAAGGGACTGCCAGAGCATCTAAAGAAATATAATAGAGAAAAGAATGGATGGACTATACCAGGAAGTGGCTATGAGTAGATTCAGAAGACTGTGTCCACTGTGCAAAACCTTCAACCACTACGCACGGTGGGAAGCTGGCGAAGTGAGCCGTGATAATGGCGCCACTTGGGAGGCTGTGACTTTGTACAAGTGCAAAGATTGTGGCAATCAATATCTTGAAGAAGAGATGCTGATTGAAAAATTCAAGACAGCCAGCTTCGTTGACAAAGATGGCAAAAAGCATTTCATTGGTTTGACAAAAGGATACAAACAAAAACGCTGGCCCAGCAAAAACAAGCAAGATCGCAAGCTGTTGGAAAAGCTGCGAAAAAGTAATGGAAAGAAATAAGAACTCCGCAGGGATACCAGAAGGTGATGACCATGTCGTCTCTGACTGCAAGTGCAAAAAACCTGTGGTGTCACCTGAAGGCTATTGTAAAGAGTGTGGTGGGATTTGGAGAATGAAAAGATAGAGGGACTCCTGTCTGCCATAGACGATTTAAAATCCCAAGTCCTGTCTCTTTCGGAAAATGTGCTTTCTATGAAGACAGAGTTTGACAGACTGCGTGATGAATGTGAAGAGTTCACCGAATCTGTTTTTCAAGAGTTAGAGTTGAAAAATTGAAAATGAATTTGCTATCAGTAACCCAGGAGTCCCCCAGAATAGTGTCTTTGTGTGAGAACGGAATGGGGTGGGGGTAGTGGACAAAAAGGAATACGAGCAGGCATGGAGGACACTAGGGCCACAAAAGATGGCGTCTCTGCACAGACACTGGACCTTTGAGAGTGGGACTGACACAGAAAAGTTTTGCGAAGCAGTAAGAGAAGAGGTTGCAATAGCGTTAATCAAAAATAGAGAAAAGTTATTGGCGAGTGAAAACCAGAATCTCTTGTAGTCCTATATTACTTTAATATATATTATTAATTTATTATATATTATTATTATTCTTCCTCCACTCTCTGGCTCTCTGAATAAAAAAATCCACTGCGCTATAAGGTTTGCTGGCTTATTTCTCTAAAACGAGCATCAAAATGACGAAAAGTATCATGAATAGTGTGACTGTTTCATATTGTCCACCAGAAATCAAGGGTGGCAGAGTCAAGTAATATTGTGCAGTCAACGGTAATATTCTGGGGGCAAATTTTGACGCTCTGTATCCCATTCACGAGTTTGCTTTTGCTTTGTTCGCCAGCAGCTACCACAGAGTATATCATAAAAGTCATCAGTATAAACCTTTTGGAACATTCTGTTTAACTTGGAGCTACACCTTTTGCACTTTACCAATTGGTCTTTACTTTCTGCCATGAAACTTTTCCCAGCGAGACATATCAATGAGCAATAATGCAATTAGTGCATCCCACGGAACATCTTTCATCCCAGACACTCCACGCACATGCACAATTCGTCGTGCTCTTTTATCGCTTTGAATTCCATTGTGATATTATTCTTCCCTTTCTGCATTTCTTGCACATTTTGGTCTTGTGCCACTTGATGCGTTTTTTGCATCCTTTGCAGAATACTGTTTGTTCCATCAGTTATTAATATCTTTGTCAATTTCCATTCCAACTCTGCTATGGTAGCAAGGACCGCATAAAAAGAATTCACCAGTCAAGACTCTGATGGCTTCACCGCAATCGGTGCAAAGGGCATCAATGCAATTGACCATCAACTACCTTTTTCACCATTATAAGACTGTCACAGAGGGATTCATTTTTGCTAAATGGCAATAAAATTTCATTCATGGCATCAATTATTTTCTTCAGTTCTCGGATTGAGATTGTGTTCAGGGCAATGTGCACCATGATGTACGCTTCACTTTTTGTTGTTACCATTTTTTATCCAGTGTATCAGATCTTGATTGTCTTGATTGCTATTTCGTGGTGTCAACCATCCGCAGTGTGAACCTTTGTGACCATTTTGCTTCATACACAGCACTTTGTGATTGACAACTCTGTTATTAACTCTTTGCCCTTTCTTGAGAAATGCTTGGCAGTATGGACTCCTTTTCATTTAGCAGACATCAATATCATGCCTGCTCTCTCTTTCATTATGTGTGCAACTCCTGTCTTGGAAAAGTTTGAAGCCATTGAGACTGCAAGTGCAAAATCATGACAACTTTTCCCCAAGCCATCATAATTTTTGTAAATCTTATCCTTGGCAGCATCTGTAAATCCTTTCAGGAAATTATCAGTGTTGCCAATATCCTTTTTGTTTGAGTAGATTGCAGCCTTCTGGAGCTCAAAACCAATAGCTGCTGCTGTGTTGAATGGTATCTCTGTTTTCTGCATGTTCTGCAAATTGTTAAGTTTGTCAACATATCTGATTGCAATAAAGTCTTCATCATGTTCAACAAATCTGTAAACACCGTAAAATTTCATAGCACCGTGCAAGTTGTTCACCAGCACACCAGTATTGTTCTCAAATATGTGGACACAATAGTTGTCCAGCTCATAGTCAGAGCCAAGATGCTTGAGATTGTAATTCATCACATGCGATGCATACAGTCTTCTGTTGGCTGACACGCATTTTATCTTTGTTTCGTCATGCTCAATCCACAACCAGCGTGGCTCTTTGATATGATATTTGCTTGGCATATCTGTCATATTGCAGATGATGCCATTCAGTGATAGAATATTGTAAGCGCAGGATTTGTTTGCATACAGCGACAAATCGCCAAACTTAATGATGTAGCTCTTCTCTGTTTTCAATATCTTGTCAGGCTGTAGTGATGATATCAAGGTGTCACTCCCAGGAGAGAGAGGGCACAAAACACAACACACGGACGGTGTCAAAGGAGGAAATATGTGTCGGGAGTGACGAAGGGTATTCCTTATAGCTGGTTATTAAGTTTTGCGTTCGGTCCATGTTAGATGATGTTCAAAGAGTGCATACGCTCTTGCTCCGGGTCTGAAAAGTTCTCCACTTTCAGTGTGCTTTATGAAAACCACCTTCGGTCTTGGCTGGGATAGTGGCACAGTCGCCACACTCTCTACCATTTCACTTGGTTGGACGATTACACTGAAGGGTGTTCCTTCAATCTTTATCTCTTCAGAGCCAACCAACTCTGGTTTAGTCTTTTGTATTTCTGGTCCTAGCATGTCTTTGGCTGCGATTGCAGCTTGCCTACTGTGGAAAGTTTCTATTGTTTTGCCTTCTTTGTCAATTAGCTGGTATAATACCATTTGTCATGCCTCCATTTTTTGAGTCTTTTCCTGTGTGGTGACAACTGCGCCGATTTCGTCAGTTCGTATCAGATATATAAAAGCAGCGCACATCGGTGTTCGGAGCATTCCTTTTATATAGGGAAGGAGTAATGTCCAGTTCGGCGTGACACGAGGGGCATGTAAAAGTGCCGAAACAACTCCTTGTGTCTCGTCGCAAAGCACAAATGGCACTATTCGTAAAATACATGGACGACTTCATCGCGCAAGTGGAAAAAGTCTCGCTGTTTAATGAAAACTTTGGCAAGATGCTTTTCACAGTTTGCTTAAGCCAGATGGTAGACAAATACTTCGCTCCATCAATAAAAATGGGCAACAATGTGCTTCGCTACAGACTATCAGCATTGCTCATAAGTCCCAGCAGGAGTGGCAAAGGACAGGCGACAAAGGTTGCCAAGGAGTTTCTAACTGCTGCCGATATACAGTGGGTTAAAACCACTCAATTCACAGATGCAGGCATGATTGGCACCATCGATAAGGACATTGCCAAGCTGGCGTCAATGATGGTCGCCAAAGGTGCTGCCAGCGCTGAAGCACTTGACTTGGATCCTATAATTCCAGGAGACTTGAAGAATTACCGTGTGATATTCTTTGATGAAGCAAAGAGTCTGGTGGTGCCAGGAAAGTGGACCCAGAACATTTATGAGATTCTTCAGGAAGCACTTGACGATCCAGGCATCGTGCGCAAAAAGTTATCAGACAAATATCCCATCACATATGAGACTCATGTTTCAATAATTGCCACCACCTATTACTTGAAGAACTTCCACCAGACACTTATGGAGCAGGGCTTTTTCCAAAGGATATTAGTTCTGGTTGAGCAAATAAGCCCAGAGCAACGCAAAAAGCTGAATGACGCCATCTGCTTGGACTGGACTGATAACACTGATGATGCTCATATAAAAAACTTGGCTGCTGATATGCTGGATTGCATACATGCTGCCAACAAGGAGTGCAAAGAAAAGGAGATGGACTTTATTCAGACCACACCAGAAGCAAGGAAGGCAGTGAAAAACCTTATTGGCTCTCATCTACAGCACATGCGCACTCATTTCTCTGGCTCTGACTTGGAGGTTCTGATGCCATTCACTACAGGCTGTATTGAAAAGATATGGAAGATGGGAGCAATGTCAGCTATTCTGGACAACAGATATGCTGTCTCCGCCATTGATATTGCCAATGTGAAAGAGATTATTGGTCTCTACTTGAATAGCATAATGAATGAAATCCTTGCCAATGTTGAGCAAAAGACAACCCAGAGAGAAAAGTATGAAGCCAGAATCATGCAGGTTCTCAAGACTGTTGGTGAAGGTGGTGTTCCAAAGACAGAATTATACCGTGTCATTCAGGACAGGCTGGGACTTGACTACAACAGGGTGGTTAATATTGTTCGTCGTATGGTTGACAATGGCAGCCTGTTGGTGCGCAAGGAAAAGCCCTCTGGAAAGGGTAGACCAAAGGAGTATATATCGCCAAATGTTAATCAGGGGGAGCTCAAAGCATGACCAAGTTGCTGGACGACTACGAAAAAGACGCTGATGGCTCGCAGCAAGCAGAAGCGTATGCAGAGCAAATAGCAGAGTTCCAACTATCAGAGTTCAGATTCAGGGAGCGTTTAATCACGCTGCTTGAGAGAATATCATACCGACTGGAGGAAATACATGACCAAGTTAGACAAAATAGTAAAGGAAATAGTAAGCAAGAGCACTGACACCAAAGAACAGGTGAAAGCACACGCCAAGCGGATTACCAAAGAGTATGAAGCAAGGGGATTTGACAAAGGCGATATCGAAAGATTGATGCCACAAGCACTGCAAGCATATTACAAGAAGCAGTTGAAAAGCACAGCCAATGCTTTTGAAGGAATAATCCTTGGCAAGTCAAATGTCTGGGATATGGCAAAGAAGCCACGAGCAGCAGTGAAGACCAAGATTGAAGAGCTTGGTCTCAAGGGTGCAATGGAAGCTGGTTTTGTCAATAGTGAAGGTGAGTATCTCTACAACGACTTTGACTGGCGAAAAGGAAAACCAATACCAGAGAGTGACTTGCAGCGTAGTGTTTACATGGTTGCTGACACTGATGATGGCACCTTTGAATTAGCCCTATTGAGATTGAGAGGCAGCAACTGCGAGCTTGTGACACCACACTTCATACCAGTATCCTTCAGAGCAGTCAAGGGAAAGAAGGATGCAAAGGGCAGGAGGTTGCTGTATGATATCAAAGTATCAGAGTTTGAGAAGGTTGCCACTTCAGACTTCAACTTTATGGAGTTCTTTGAAGACACCGTCATGAGTCTGGCCAAGAAGTCAGTCATTCAGTTGGCTGATGTTGAGCAGTGGCACGACGCTAATGCAGACGATTTTAATCGGTTTTGCTTCTCAAAGGTCAACTGTGTCAGGATAAACTTTACTGACGACTCAATTGCGTCCAATGTGATGGAGATTGACGATATATCACTGGAGCTAAACATGGACGAGTCAAACACTGTGACAGTTTGGATGCCCAAGCACATTAATGTTGACTTTCCAGAGAATTCCATGGAGATGATATTAGTCTCGCAAAGCTCTCAAAACAGCGAAGGTAGTGTGTCTTTGAATGCATTAGGAGTATGGGTGCACCCTGCCTTCAGAATAAAAGTTGAGAACAAAATCAACGGAGAGAATGATGTTAGTCCGCAGGAAGTGGATGTACCAGAAGAAGAGACACCAGAAGTGAAGTGGTAAAATGGCAAAAGAAGCAAAGACAAAGTGGGGAACCAAAGAGCAAGCAGAGAAATCATCCGAGTTTTGGGGTGACAAGGCAGAGAAATCTGAAAAGACAAAGGCAAAGAAGGAAGAAGTGAAACCTAAAGCAGTGACGATTGATGAAGTCGGCAAGTGGCTTATGTCCACAGAAAATCCCAATGGAACATCGTGCATCCTGTTATACGGTGCTGATGGCACAGGCAAGTCAGGGCTGGCACAGTCAAGTCCATTGAGAGGAAAAGGCAAGATGATTGTGTTTGATATGGACCGTTCCAACATGCCAATATGGGAAGCATACCACGATTGCGATCCAAACATTATCATCAAGGACCCAGTCATGATGGGCTTTGACGAGGATGGCAACTACACTATTGATTACTTGGCGACCATGAATAAAATCAAGGCATCGCTAGTCTGGATAAGGGACAACCACGAGAAGCATAAAGTCACAGTTGTTTGTCTTGATGGCTTGAACAAGCTGCTCAAGTATGCTGAATACCAGATGCGTATTGATACTCATATTCAAGTGGATGGTGGTGTCTCTATGCGCTACTGGATTCGTAGGAGCAAGGCTTTTATGGAAATCCTTGAAGTGCTGAAGGGTTTGCCTGTTCACAAAATATACATAGCACACGAAGACTTTCAAGTCAAAGACAATGAAGTCGTTGCTGCTGTTAAATCAAATACAAATCAGCTGATGGATGTAAAATGCTTCTTGGAGCGCAAAGACTATGACGACCAAGTGCAGTTCTATGGGACAGTTGATAAGCACAAGAGCAACAGTGCTTTTGAAGGCAAGGAGATTACATTCCTTGAAGTTGATAAGAAGACTGGCAAGTCTGAATGGAATTCAACAGAAGTGTGGTCGGTGCTTGGATGGAGACCCAACAAGGCCAAACCCAAAACCAAAAAATGATTTACAAAGTAAAAAACCCAAACGCCAACATCTCTATTCAGATCCATAACAAGAACAAACAGTTGTCCAGTGTTGACTACAGCATTGAAGGGACTTTGTTATCAAAGCCAAGAACAACCGACTGGGCACTGCTTGCCAATGATGGGGTATATAAGGGCAGTGGACGCATGGTGACATTCAAGAACTCTGAATATCACCTAAAGCAATTGAGACTCAAAGGTTCTTCGCAAGTAGAGTTCACTATCGAAGAAGGTGAAAAGTGAAGATTATAGGTGCTGGTTTGGCAGGGCTTTTAGCAGCCCACATGATACCTGAAGCAGAAGTCTTTGAAGCAAATGAAAAGCTGCAAAGAAATCACTATGCAGTTTTACGACATAGGTCAGCTGGCATATCTGTTGCCACAGGTGTTCCTTTCAAAGAGGTTGATGTAATAAAATCAATCTGGTTTGGCAATCAGCATGTGGACCCAAACATCAAGGTCTGCAATCTTTATTCCAGAAAGGTTGCTAATGTGATAACAAAACGCAGCATCTGGAGCACAGATTTGGACTGGGACTGCAACAGATACTTGGCGCCAGACAACTTTATAAACAAGCTGGCAGCACCAATTATGGACAGGATACACTTTGATTACAAAGTATCAGGACAGGAACTGAAAGAAGATGATGGAGAGCCAGTAATATCAACTATCCCACTGCCAGTGCTTGCTGATTTGCTTGGTATTGAAAAGCCTAAAATGAGACACACAGCCACACCTATTGTGGTGAAGCGATACAGGGTGCCAGCAGTTGGTGTTTACCAGACAATTTACTACCCAGAACTGCACAGTCCAATATACCGTGCCACATTGCATGATAATTTGCTAATCGCTGAAGGACTTGAAGAGAGTGCTCGAATGCCAACAAAATGGAGAGAGAGCTTGTCAGCTTCTTTTGGAATGGATCCTGATGACATGATTCCAGCAGGAATCCACAATCAAAAATATGGCAAAATTGTTCCGATTGATGATAAGTTCCGCAAGTCCTTTATTCTGCATGCCACTATGAAATACAACATCTGGTCGCTTGGCAGATTTGCTACTTGGAGAAATATACTGCTTGACGAAGTGCACGATGATGTCCTGAAAATCAAAGGCATGCTGTCACAACACAAATATGACATCAAACTTGAGAGCATAAAATGATAGTAAAGCTGGTCAACTTTACTGAAGACGCCAAAAACTTGTTGCTGTTCACCAAGAACACACGCTTAATGCATAGTGGCAGTTCGTACAGAGACATCACTCTTTGGGGTGAAGAGAAGAAGCAAGCAGAACTTGATTACATGCTGACCACAATCAAGTCCAGCTGGGAGTTTATTGATTACACATTTGATATTCGTGGTGTGTCAAGAGCTTTTACTCATCAATTTGTCAGGACAAGAACAGGTTCCTATGCACAGCAGTCAATGCGAACAGTCAATATGGAAGAGTTTGATTATGTCACCAATGATTACTTTGATGGCAACCCAGAAGCAAAGAAAGTTTATGAAGACACCATGAAGCACATTGCTGAAAAATATGCAGAACTTGTTGATATGGGTGTGCATGAAGAAGACGCTCGTGGCATCCTGCCAACAAATATCTGCACTAACATTGTAGCCAAATTTAATTTACGGACTTTGCACGAGATGGCGAAATCAAGATTGAGTCCGAGGGCACAAGGAGAATTCAGAGAAGTATTTCAGGAAATGGTTGCCGAAGTGCTAAAGGTGCATCGCTGGGCAGAACCGTTCCTGATACCAACAGAGTGGGCAGCACCATCAATGGCAAAGTCATTGAATCCCCCTACTTGGGAAGAAGAACTAGAAAAGGACATAAAGGAGAAAAAAAACAATGTACAAAAGAGAGAAGCTGGCTATTGAAGACGAAATTGAATTCATGGAACATGTGTTCAATAGATACAAAAAAGTCAAGACGAGGAAAACACGAGACTACGGTGGTCTAAAACATTACAGACTTGGTCTGGTGGGACACATTTCCGATATTGCAAGAAAGACAGAAAGACTTGTCAATCTGGTGATACGACAAGGGAATTTTAACATTGGTGACCTGCCGGAAAGCGAAGAATTGCTGGATGACACCGTTAATGATTTATTGGGGTATGTAATAATGCTCCTCCATGAAATTGCAATCCAAAGATACGAAAGAAATCTCAAAACCAGAAGAGACAAATACCAACTGCTGCGAGATGAAAATAATAGTGAATAATTGCCCAATGTGTAGCACTCCAATGCATTGTGGTATTGAAAAATGTGTGACTTGTGGTTTCTGTATATCTTGTGGAGGATAATTGTTCAGTAGATGGTTCGGAAAAGCAGATGATGGCATTATGCGATTTCTAATCATTTATCACAAGCCTGAAAGCAAGACATTTGCAAAGCATATGACAGATATGTTTGCTGATTTGATGTATTCTGTCACTTGCTGTAACGGAATGCCAACAAAGCAGCAAATCAAAAGTGCCAACAGAATATTTTTACTTGATTTTGGAGTTGAGGAAGATGAGACTAGCACACACATTAAATCATATAGACATATGCGTGGTCGTCCAGTATATCTAGTGCAGCAAAGCAAAATAGACTGGGGTATTCAGTTTACTGGATTGCAAAGAATGGCTACCAGCTTGAAAATCATGGCTGTGCTTGGCCACACAGATGACCCAACATGTCCCATTGGAAAGTTCCACGAAATGCACTATCCATATTCTGTCTCGCCAAATTATGGTAGCGGAAATCCAAGTGTTGTGTGTTATGATGGCGACCTCCCAAAAGAATTCAATCAGTTCAATCCAAAGTTGCAGTTCAGAAAGACTGCTTTTTCAGAGTGTTCATACTATTTGCATTTTGACGACATCTCTCCTTCTTTATATACTTACAGAACACTGAAAGCGATTTCAAACCAGAAACTCCCTATATTTTCAGAGGAAAATGCGTCTTCGACACCTGTAGGTTGCACAACATATAGTTCTAGGAAAGTTATCAATCGTAAAGAGACTGATATGCAATATTGGGATAAGATTGACAACAATTTTGATTTTGTGGAGACACACAACGAACCAATAAAGGTATACAACTCAATCAGGGCACTGTTGAAGAATGTGGAGTAATGAGTTAAAAATTAATCGCCAAGTAGCGGAGAATCTGTCCAAAAAGGACATGATTGGGATTCCAAATACCGTTGTTCACTACTTTTGTGAGAAGGCTGGAAACATTTACAGGGACATTGATGCCAATTCAGTATGCTTGATTGACGGAGTCAAAACCAAAGTAATCATCAGACCTGTAGACAGGCACGATATCTTAATTCCAGAGAGTGATACCGATTATGAACAATGGGTCTTTGGGTTTTTTGAAGGATCTTTCATAAAAATCATAGGCTGGGCTGACAAAGAAACAGTCCTGAATGTTCCACTTCGTGTATTTGGATACTGGAAAGAAGGGGAAGAAAAGGATGACGACAGAGTCAGAATCCTTGAGAGAGGAACCTTCAGAGAGATAAGTGACCTGATAAAAATTGAGAAAGAAGAGAAGGAAGAACTGCAAATTGTCAAGCAAAGATATGTTCCTCTTCATTGTCACAATCAGTATTCAATAGGTGATGCTTATGGAAAGCCTGAACATATTGCTAAAAGGCTTTATGAAAAAGGATTTGGTGCTTATGCGATTACAGACCACGGAACACTTGCTGGTAATTATCAAATGCAAATGGCACTGCTGGCTGAAGGTGTAAAACCAATTCATGGCATAGAAGCATATATTGTTGAAACTGACAAGAGATACTCTCACATGACCATCCTTGTCAAAGACAAGAAAGGCTGGGAAAATCTGCTAAAACTGAATACACTAGCTGTGCGAGAGAACTTTTACTACAAGCCACGAATGAAGATTGAAGAGATATTTGACCACAAAGAAGGATTAATACTTTTGAGTGGATGTCGTGGCGGAGTAGTTGCTTCAAGGTATTTTGCTGGTGAAGAAGACAGGGCAGAGCAAAGAGTGGTGATGTTGAAGAAATATATGGGTGATGATTTTTACTTGGAGTTGATGCCACACGCAGTCAGGGAGCAGGTTGAATACAATGAATTTATATATGGACTGTCAAAGAAATATGATATCAAATGTGTGCTAACACCAGATGCACACTACTGTGATAAAGAAGAAAAGAAGTATCACGATGCAATTACTGCAATCAATTGGCGCAAAAAGTTCCAAGAAGGTGGTTATGATACAGACACATATTATCTGCTCACAGACAATGAAGTCTTGGATTTGATAAAAGAACACCATCCAGCTATAGACAATGCTGGTGAAATGTTGGCAAATACAATGGAGATATCAGATAAGTGCAATTTTGAAATCCATCCACCAGAAGAAGACGACACTCTTCCTAAATATAAAATACCTGAATTTGAAGAAATCCTGCACAAGAGCGATAACTTGCAGGACAACTACTTGTGGCACTTAATTGTTTCAAGTGACAGATACAAGCCTGAACACAAAGAACAGATTGAGTTGGAGTATCAGCGAATAACAGATAAGAAATACACAAATTATTTCTTGATTGTCTGGGATTATGTAAAGTGGTGCAAAGAGAATGGAATTCTGGTAGGACCAGGAAGAGGCAGTGTTGGTGGCAGCTTGCTGGCTTATGTCATTGGCATTTCAAATGTAGACCCAACAGAATACGGTTTGATTTTTGACAGATTCATTTCTGAAGTTCGGAAAGATATGCCAGATATTGATTTGGATTTTGAAGACGACCGCAGGAAAGAAGTGCTGGGATACATCAAAGAAAAGTATGGAGACGAGCATTCAGCCAAAGTCATAACCTTTTCACACTGGCATGCAAAGGGTGCTTTGAGAGATGCTGGTCGTATATTTGATATTCCCAAGTCCAGAATAAACAAAATGTGCAGTCTGGTTGTCACTAGGTCTGGTGGAGACGCTAGGTCTGACTATTGTTTGTTTGACACATTCAATGAATTTGAGCAGGGAAAGGAGTTTTACAAAGATTATCCTGAAGCCAGTGAAATTGCAATGGGACTTGAGAGTCACATTAGACATGTCGGAGTGCACGCAGCAGCCTTGTGCTCTACAGAAAAACCAATAGGTGAAGTTGTTCCTGTGTCAAAAATCAAGGGTGAGATTGTAACCAGCTGGGATAAGAAGGACACTGAAGACATGAAAATCATCAAATTTGATATTCTAGGTCTCAAAACATTGAGTGTTATCAACAGCACATTAGCCCAAGTTGATGGTTTAAGCCTACCAACACAGTTTGACGACTCCAAAGTATATGATAATGTGTTCAAAAAGGGCAAATGCTTGGGAGTATTTCAGTTTGAAACATCTGGCCTATCCAAACTATGTAGACAGCTAAAAGCGGACAATTTTAAGCAGTTATACGACATTACAACACTTTACCGTCCTGGTCCATTGCACAGCGGTGAGACTGCAGACTACATCCAAAGAAAAAATGGAGAAAAAGAGTGGAGTTTTGACCATGAATTATTGGAGCCAATAACCAAAGACACACTTGGTTTGGTGCTTTATCAAGAGCAAGTGATGCGAGTAATGCACGACATTGGTGGTTTTACTTGGGCTACCTCTGAATCCACCAGGAAAGTAATTACCAAGAGCCAAGGTAAAAAGGTGTTTGAGAAGCTGCGGAAGGAGTTTGTTTACAATGCTGTCCATGAAAATGGTTTGGGAGAAAAAGAAGCAGAACACATTTTCAATGTTGTTAGCATGTTTGGCTCTTACGGATTCAATTTGTCACACGCAGTTGAATACACAACGATAAGTTATTGGTGTGCATGGCTCAAAACATATCACCCAAAGGAGTTCTTTGCATCTTTAATGTCAAAAGAGAATGACAGTTATCAATTGAGCAATTATATCAAAGAAGCAGAAAAGGCAGGAATTGATGTGTTGCTACCAGATATCAACGAAAGCAAGGTTGGATTTATTGCAACTGATATTGGCATCAGAGTTGGGTTTGCCAGCATCAGCAGCATTGGCAAGAAAACTGCAGAAAAACTTGAAAGACACCAGCCCTATGCAGGCTTGAGAGATTTTATCAAAAGAGCAAAACCATCAATCACAATTATCAAAGCACTTGCATGCTGTGGTGCTCTTGATGGATTCAAGCTGCCAAGAAAATATGCTTATGAAAATCCCAAGTCTGTGATTGATGGACAGATGCCCATTGATATTGACGAATGGGGAGTGATGAAAAGACAGGAAATGGTAAACCAATATGTCACACTGCCACAGGAAAAAGGTCTGATTGAAAAATATAAAGATCCATTTGAAGGGCTTGCTGATTACGAACCAATAGGGAAATTAAGGTTTACAGATTATGTTTCAGAGAGATGGATAAAAGGTGTTGTTACTTTCATTAATTTTAAGCAGGAAGGTCTGGAAGGAGACTGGACAATGTTTGATAATGTTCTTGAAAGGAGATATGCACACCTTAATATTGATGATGGGACAGGTCAAGTGCTTGTTCATTTGGCGCCAGAACAATATACATTCTACAAACATATACTTGAAAGGGTGAAGGGCATCCCTGTTGCAATCAAAGGGCACAGCATCCCTAATTTCCAGAAGATATACTGTGATGCCATGTTGGTTCTGGACGATATTGATATGACCAATCCAATTTTAAAATACTTTGATGATAGATCCGAAGACATTAAACAGTTGAGAGCCTTGAACAAATTTGCAGACATAGGAGTGGTGTCGCAGGTGAATTATAAGGTTAGCAAAAATCGTAATCCATATGCAAAAATAAGGACAAAAGAAGACGATTTTATGTTGGTATTTAAATTAGACGGCGATGTATTTGTAGCAGGAGAGCTGTTGCTTTACACAAAAAGTGACAACTTTGGGAAGGTGCTTGCTCGTGTTAAGTAAATCAAAAATATCAACATATGAACAATGTGGCTGGAAATATAAGAAACAGTACATAGATAAAATCCCATCACCACCAACTGCTGCGATGGAGAGAGGAACAAACATACACAAGGTTTTAGAAGTAATTTACAAAGATCCTCGCATACTGAAAGCAGAAAAAGAAGAAGACTTTCTGAAAATCATTGAAGACCATTCAGAAAATAAAAATATAACAGGAGATGCTGTCTGGAAGAATCATTTTGCCAAATTCAATGCAGAACTGATTGAAAACACAGGAACCTGCATACCTAAAATAATAGAAGGCTACATAAAAGACCCCAAAATGGGATTAAATGGTATTGTTGACAGGGTTGACTCTTGTGATTCTGGTTGGGTTGTGATTGACTACAAAACTGGAAATTACAAAAAGACACTTGATGATGTGAACAAGTTAGAACTTGCAGTGTATTCTATTTTGGTTATGAGAAAACACGGTGGCAAAGTTGCATATATAGGAATCTATTATGCTGACAAGGGGAAGCTAGTTGTGGAAGAGTGCAAGCAAGAGTATGTTGAGAATGCTTTAGGAAGAATGGAAGCAGTAAAAATTGGGATACAGCAAGGCAACTTTTCAAAGAAACCATCTTGGAAGTGTAGATTCTGTTCATATGCGAAATCAATGCACTGTGAATATGGCTGAAGCAATGTATTTTGATATAGCATTTCCACAACGGAAAATCATGTGCACTGATGATATGGGCAAGTATTATAAACTTGTAAATCAGTATAACGGAAAAAGATCCATATACAGAAGTGTTTACAACTATAAGGAATCGCAAGAGAACAGAGTGGTTCCCAGCAGTGCTATAATTGATAAAGTGTACTTTGATTTTGATGGAGCAGATGCTTTTTATCAAATGGACAAATTGCATGGATGGCTTATGGGAAAAGATTATGCTCACCAAATCATGTTTAGCGGCAAGAAAGGATACAATGTGTATGTTTTCTTGAAACCAAAACCAGCTGTCAATGTCAATTTGGTTGCCATTCACAGATATATTGAAAACCAAGCGAATGTAAAATCAGACCAGCAAACAGTTGGCGATATCAATAGGGTGTCAAGGGTGCCGAATACAATTCATATCAAAAGCAAACTTTACTGCATTCCTTTGACAAAAGACATGCTTGATAAAGGTGATGATGTTATTAGAGATTTGGCGAAGATAAATCAGGAGGTTTCGCATGTATTTGGCAACAAACGCATGAGTCCTTTATATGCTCAAAAGCAAGGTGAAGAATTTATTGCTCTTGAAAGATATGAACCAGAGTCGTTTACATCGGATAGCAAGAGAGTCCAAAGGTTACTTGACGATGCAAATATTTATCCTTGTACCAAAGCAATGCTTTGCAATGAAGACCTAGAGTGGAGAGGTAGATTCTTTTTGATACTCTACTTCAAAGAAAAGGGTTATACAAAAGAAGAAATTGCAGAGATTCTTAAGCAATCACTATCCAAAGAAAAGTATCACCACGCCATATATTCTGAGAGACAATTGACATATCTCTTCTCTAAAGACTTCTTATTCCCCAACTGTAATAAGCTAGTGCAAGAAGGATTTTGCGTGGAGCCACATTGTGACAAGGAAGACACAATATACCGCTAAAATTACCACCAATGAACCTAAGAAATTTATCAAACAATTCAAGGATTTTTTTAAGACTTGGACAATAAAAGAGGAGCATTTACCTGTTGGAGACATTCTTCTTGGTAGCGGTCTTTGCATTGAAAGGAAAACTACCAATGATTTTGATGGATCTATTTTGGACGGCAGACTTGAAAGACAATTATATCACATGTCTCACAACTTTGATTTATCAGTAGTTGCAGTTGTTGGATACATAGCACCAAGCAAGTGGGACAAGTATTCAATCAAGGGTAGGGAAAGCAGAATAATAGCAAGGATGGCCACCATTGCCATGTCTTATCCCAATGTTAGGGTGATAAAAGTTGATAACAACAAACAATTATTCCAGCTGATTGCAAAATTATACAGCAAATATGAAATGAAAAACGGTGTGGTGAAACCAAAGATTGTTCTCAAAAATAAAGAGTCAAAAGAGGAAGTTGCTGCCACCTTGTTGACGGCACTACCTGGAATTGGTGCCAAAAGAGCAAACAAAATCCTTTCTGGTAATAGCCTGAAATCTATTACCCACATGGAATTGCCAGACTTATTGGAAATCATGCCAAAGAAAGCAGCACAAATGCTATTTTCACTGTTTCACGAAGCAAAAAAATGATGAAAAGTGTGTTCGTCAGCAAAAAGATTAAATACTGCCCAGCGTTCTCAAGTTTAGTCTGATTGCATGTCACACTCCGCTGAATGGTATCTTGAGCAAGCAAAAAAGGCCAGAAAAAATCGGCCAGATGGCTGGGTCCAGATGAGCGAAGTGCTTGCTTCGCATATCGAAGATATTTTGAGTGGTGAATGTGACGGTAGTCTAGTTCTTGATACTGAAGCAGTTCTGGAGAGACGAAAATTTTATGAGGAGAAAATTAAAGAATTACGGAGGGGACTGTGAAGGACGATCCTCTTCGTAGTGCTTTTGATGTTTTGCTAAGCAGGTGTGATGGTGCCACATCACAGGATGGAGCAGGCTACAATAAGACTGATGCAGATTTTTCCCAGTCCCTTGTACGGTTCAATAACTGGTCCAAGAAGCAGAGGATGGCGGTTTACAAGATGCTCTGCAAGTACAAGAAACAGCTTAAATCACTTGGCATTTCTTACGATGCAATCCCTTCTCCAGAGAAGGAAGAAGAGACTTTTGAACAGCTCATAGAAGAGTTCAAACCTAAATTCATTGATGTCCACGAAAACCGCTTCAAGATAACATTCCCATTTGACTGGGATGTTGTGAATGCTGTCAAGAGAATCAATGGCAGAAAATTTGATGGAGAGACAAAGGTCTGGACCATCCCGCAGAATGTTGACTCTATTGCACAGCTAGAAAAATTTGCAACCAAGCATAAATTTGGCTGGGCAGATGCAGCCAAGTCTGCAATATCTGCAATCAGAGATGCAGCAAAGTCTGATATCAAGGCAAGCCATGCTGAGAGTTCAGAGTTTGCAGTTGATAAATTTGGCAATGATATCTTGCAGCCTTATCCTTTCCAGAAGGCAGGGATTGAGTATGCAATCAATAAAAACTCTGTAATGATTGGCGACGAGATGGGGCTTGGCAAGACCATCCAGGCAATGGGTGTGGTTGAGCACCGTGAATCGTATCCTGCATTAATTCTTTGCCCAAGCATTGTCAAGGTGAACTGGATGAGAGAAATTCAGGCTTGGCTACCCCACAGGACTGTTCAGGTAGTGAATGGTGGCAAAACCAAGATAGACTACAATACTGACTTTGTTGTCATGAATTATGATATTGTCTTCAAGAGACAGGATGAGATTGTTGACGCTGCTTTCCAGTCCTTGGTAGCAGACGAGTCTCATTATCTGAAAAATGGAAAGTCCAAAAGAGGACGAGCAGTGGTGGACATCGTTTACGGCACCAAGACCAAGAAGGTGAAGACTGACAATATTGTCCCTGTCAAGATTCTGATGTCTGGAACTCCAGTTCCGAACAGGCCATTTGAGTTGGTCAACCAGCTGCGTGTCCTTGGCAAGTTGAGCGAATTTGGTGGCTTTGGTGGATTCACAGACAGATATTGTGACCCACGATGGAACCGTTATGGGATGGACTACTCTGGTGCCGCTAATATTGAAGAGTTGAATGTTCGGATGCGGGAGAAATTCTTGGTTCGCAGGAGGAAGACCAATGTTCTCAAAGAGTTGCCAGATAAAATTCAGACAGTGATTGGTGTGAAGATTTCAAACAAAGCAAAGTACAACAAGGCTGCTGCCGACATTGTCAAGTTTGCAGGGAAGCTGGCAGTCCAGAAGCAGGAGTTCTTGGACTCAATAGAAGACCTTGATGAAGACGAGATGAAGAAGGCTATCAGCAATTATGCTAGGAGCAAGGAGCGAAGTGCAGAGAGAGCCAAAGTTCTGGTGAAGATAGAAGTGCTCAAGCAGGTGTGTGTTGAAGGGAAGATGAAATCAATCAAAGAGTGGGTTGAGAATTTCCTGGAGTCAACCAATGAGAAGCTAGTGATATTTGCTCACCACAGGGATGTTGTTAATAATATCGCAGACAAATTTGGTGCAGTAAAAATCATGGGTGGTGCTGGTAAGGCAAACCAGGAAGCGATTGATGAGTTTCAGAATGGAGAGGCAAGAATCATAGTGTGTTCAATGATGGCTTCTGGAGTGGGGATTACTCTGACTGCTTCCAGTAATGTTCTGTTTGTTGAACAGGGTTGGAATCCAGCCCAGCACGACCAGGCATCTGACAGGTGCCACAGAATTGGTCAGAAAAATGCAGTCAATGTTTACTACATGAATGGTGTGGACACAATTGATGACTGGGTTTACGAACTGGTTGAAAGAAAAAGAGTAATTGTTGATGGCGTGACTGATGGCATTGAAGTTGACGATGATGGCGAGAATATGATAAACACGATTATAGATCGGCTATCAGGCACAGCATGACAAAGACTTAAATTCCGAGGATAAGGGTGACAGCATGAAGGCTATGAAGAACGGAAACTTTGTAAACTTTATGATGGCTATGGTGGCAGCACCAGTAGTGATGGCATGGGTAGGACTTTCTATCTTCCTTGTAATTATGGCTTTTAGAGATCCAATCATAGTAGGAGACATAGAGTCTTACAAATCAGTTCTGCTTATTATTGGCTCTCCAGCCCTTGTTATCATTTACAAAGTTTTGGAGTTGTGGACTGCCCAACAGAACAGTGATATTGAGCAGACAAGAAAAGACACCTTTGCTGATGACGACCATCACGACAAAGAGTGATTACGCAGTATCAAGATTCTCTGCTACATGGCTGCCAGTGCCACTATCTGTAATTCCAGTTCCACCAGTATAGTTACCAACTATAACATTTTTATCAGAAGCAACAGCAATGGCATTTGTGTAAAAAGCATCTATATGGTTTCCTGTGACAACACATCTATCACCAGCAGACAGACTAATGCCATAAGCAGTGGCAGACAGGCCATCACCAGTAAGTGAATTTCCTGTAATTGTTGCATTGCTACAATCGGTAATTAATATTCCAGCGTATGTTGCATATCTGCATATGTTGCCAGTGATTGTAAAAAAATCGCTATCATCAATTTTTAGGAAAGTATCCAATCTAGCTGTTGCACTTGAAGTGGCAATATTGTTTGCAACTATTCCAGAAATGCATTCGTCTAAATCTATAGCATCTGCGCTAGCCCCACCTGTTGCATACTCTATCCTGTTTCCGGTAATATGCCAATTTGACCCATACCCTGCAGTGAGTGCTTGGAGTCTGATGCATTGGTCATCCACAGCAAGTTGCAAAGAGCAGTCTCTGATTGCGATTTCACTCATAAAACAATCAGCAGGAGCAGATATATCAATGAATGAAGCACTATGGTTGTCCATGGTTCTTACCCTCTCTACTGTAAAATCGGACACTCCAGTTCCTGTTCCAAATATAAATTCTCCCTCTAAATTTGTTAGCCAAACATCTTTTATATGAATATCATCAACTAAAGCTCCAGCTCCACCATCCCCATAAATCTGTAAAAATTCACCACCACCGGTGGCAGAAGATTCATTCCCGTCTATGGTAAGATTTCTTAGTGAAAATCCGTCTGTGATTCTAAATATATAAGCACTACTAACTGAATTTGCAGTTTTTATAATTGTATTTCTACCTTCACCATATATGTCAAGATTTTTTGCACCTATTACAGTGGCACCTGCTACCGAGTGTGTCCCTGCCAGACACTTGATTGAGTCTCCGTCTACAGCAGCACCGATGGCAGTTACAAGAGAAGTATAGTCACCACCACCATTTGGATCTACAGTTATCCTGCTTGATACTTTGACAAATTGCCTTGTATCAGTGACATTGGAATTTGTTATTGAAGAAGCAGCAGCACCAACAGCAACAATCCCAAGCAAAACTGCATTATCTGGCAATTCAGGAGGGACTGGTGCTGCTGCTGCAGTCCCAGCAGTTTCACTTAAACTTGTTGCACCTTTGGCCACATAAACTATATCATATCTTGCAAGGGAACCATGTGCTGCATCTATTGCAACGGACGCTGCTGCTGCAACTGTAGACTCAACTCCTTCAATCCTAACAACACAAGCAGCAGATGTTTTGACAGACATTCCTGGAGAAGCTGCTTCTATAAGTTTGCCAGAATCATCTCCTCCAGTTTCAAGAATACCCCATCTTCTTGTGGTCTGTGCCAAATTAGCAATAGCTGGTGCAAATGCAATATCAGCATTTATTGGTGAAAATCCTTCATCCATATTATCCTTCCTCCAAAGAGACTGTCATTGTCACTCTCCATGCCATTGAAGCAGTTTTTTGTGTTGCTGCAGACAATTTGTGTCGCATGATTAGTTTTGTATTATCACTATTGCTGAATGCTATTTCATCCACTTCTACACCTGCTGCGTCTTGTTTGGAAATTGTAAAATATTCATCATAGTCTGTTGCACCTCTTATTAATTCAGAAGTTGCAACCCAGTCTGGCGGATCTGATTCTGTGACAGTAGCCCATGTGTTGTCAATTGCAGCGACTGCTTCATTGGTCCCAATAGCGCCATATCCTATTTTGGTGCGAACACCGTCTCGTAATTCCTCGAATCCTTCTGTGACAAGCATTATCCTGTTCCTGTATATATTTGCGACCAGGGACCTGAACTGTCCCCAAGGACACTATTCCAAGTCGTTGAATTGTATATAAAGGCATCTTCTTCCCTTTCTTCAATCTTTATTGTCGTTGTAAGTTTGAGTTTAGCTGCTTTGCTAAGCACTTTTGTTGTAATGCTAAGCGATTGCTCTTCTGCTCTTTGTTTTCTTAATTCTTTGAGAATATCCTGAATTTGGAATTCAACTCCTTGTGCAAATTGAGCAAATTCCATGCTAACACGATATGGGTGCTGTGACATTCTTTTTCGCAATAGCATAAATTGTCCGTCTATTTTTTGTCTTGGAAAGTTTATTGTATAGATCTTTCCCACATCAAGTGTAGGGTAGTCTGTCGGTGCATCGATAGTATGTGCTACTGTTATTGCACCTCTAGTGACAGGAAATTCATACTTTTTGACAATATTTATCGCTTTTTCATTTGCTTCCAAATCTGTTAGCAAAGAGTCATCATACATAACTTTTTCACGAACATATGGTTTAGAAGCACTACCATAAAATTCTTGGCTAGCAATACTTTCTGCAGTGCCAACCACTTGGTTTCTTGTGGCTAATCCTGTGCCGCCAACAGCTACAAATCCACTGGAATCAATATCAACTGTAAATGTATTAGTGTCAGCAGCAGTGATTGGTCCTTCAAGAGTGTTTATCTCATACATTCCAAGGACCTCGCTAAAAGTAATCAAATCACCTACTTCAAAACCATGGCCAGCAGCTGTCACAACTGCAGAGGAGGCTTTGGTAATCCCTGTGATACCAGCTGTTGGAGAGCCACCGTACAGGAGAACTTTATTGATAACATCCTTTGTTGTGTCTGGAAATTGGAATTTTGTTACCCTATCTGTTCCTTCTGTAAATGAGACACCAGTATCAGTGTAGTCTCTTTCGTGAAAATGCATTCTAAGTGCTGCGTCAACAAAATAAGTAAAGTTTATTTCTTCAGCCATATCAGCAATGATGTCCCATGCCATCATGCCAGACAGTTTTTTTGTCAACAAAGTGGCACCCAGTCCATCACTATTATTAACAAATCCACCAGAACTAGTATCAGCAGCAGTCAAATTGTAAGCATATTTAACAGGACTAATGAAGTCCCTAACAATGTTTCCCCTGGATATATCTTCGTATTCTTCACCAATCACAACAGAATCCATAAGTTCTGAAGCAAAATTCCTACCAGCAATCAAAAGCTCCTCTCTTCCGTGTTTCGGATGCTGCCGTGCAGTATACTCTTCTATTTTGCCCTTGAATAATGCTGTTTCTGTCCCAGTTGTGTCGTCTTCAAAATAAATTGTAATGAAATCCCCCAGCTGCAATATGGTTCCATCTGGGAAAGTCATTGTTTCAGCATCACCAATATCATCGCCATCATGGTCAAAGTTATCAAGTATCAGCATGAATTCTGCCACAATATTGTCTGCTGCTTGGTCTACAAACATATTGATAATTTTCCAAGAGTTGATTCTATATTTAGTTGTGCTATCAACAGTGAAGCCAAAACCACCAGAGACAATGACATTTGTAGAGCTTTGGTCAGAGTCTGTTATGGTTTTTATGGTGCCTGCACCAGTTCCAGAGACGATTTCGATAGTGGATCCTATCCAGAAATCATCTGCTTGTGTCAAAACACCAGTATCAACCAGTGTAGTTGAATTGCCACTTGAAGCAGTTCCAGATATGCTTTTTACAAGTTCGTATTCTGTGGCACTTCCTACTGTGGACTTTTTGACAACTAAATTATCTATTCCACTACCAGTTGTAGTTGACATTAAGCATCCCAGCCAGTGGTCTCCTGACTGATTTTAAATTCAAGCATGATTTCATAGTCTTCATGCGGTGAGACAGAAGTCATTGTAAATTTGGCAACAGCACCTTTCCACTTTCTGTACTTTTTGTTGCTATCATTTTCAGTTGAGTCTCCCCACACCAGAGTGAAAGAGTCGCTCCACCAATTTGAAATCTTTTCGTCTATAAGTTTGTCCATTTGCATTTTTGTGCCAGCACTACCACCATATGTCACCCCTCCTTCATCAACAAGAAATCCAGTCAAAACAATAGTGCCTATTTCAATTCCGAAGTCTTGAATCAAAGTCAAAGGAGGATTCATCAAAGGAATCGGGATTGCTAAAGGCTTTCTGACTTTGCTTTTCTCAAACCTTTCTGCTCTGATGTAAATCTTGGTTCCAGTATCACCAGACTTGTAAAGAGTAACATTAGAGTCAGTTGGTCCGTAATTTGCCACTAGAATCTCCCTATTTCAGCTTGCATTGAAGCGCCAAGAACCATAGCAAAATCGTCTTCCACACCAGCAATATTTCCCATGTTTATTGTGATGCTATTGCTGATTTGATTGCTTGCTATTGATTTGGAAGGAATTACTGCTTCACCTGCATGCACCATTGCTAAACCTGATTTTGTAATCATACCACCTTCTTGCAAGTGTAGCATCTTTTTGGCACCAGCTAGTGCACCGCCAAGGGAAGGCAGCCTGAAATTGCTTTTAAAATCATTCCACTTTTTTACTAGACCTGCAATAATTACAAAAACTGATGAGACCGCATTAAAGAATGCACTTACAATTGATTTTTGGATGTTATGGGCTATATCACCAATAAATGAACCGACAGCAGCAAATCCAGCCATTATTTTGTCCCACTGGGTAATAATCAATATTACTGCTGCTATGATTGCTGCTGGAATAATTCCAATAGCAATCGCTACCACAGCCATTAGAATTATAAAGTTTTTGAAGTTGCCTTCTGCAGCTTGTTGGAATGCCACAATGCTGGCCACAATAGCAACGATAACTGCAATGATGGCCAACATAACACTCATTGCAGCCATACCTCCTACCATAATTGGCGCCATTGCAGCAGTTGACACCATGCCAAATAGTCTCATGTTGCCAGTGGCAGCGTTCGTTGCAGCAGCTGATTTCTTTGCTCCTGATTGACTACTTTTGAATAAACCCTTTACAATTGGTTTTGCTTGGTCGTAGCGTTTTTTTAAGTCATGACCAAGTCCAATAATCTTATCCATCCCAGGAATCCACTTTCTGACTAGTCGTTCTGATGTTTTGAAATGGTCTTCCATGTTCTTCATTCCCTTTTCTGCCTCTTTTGTGGCAACTTGGAATGCGACTTCAATTCGTCCGACTTCAACCATTATTTTCTAATCCTATTTTTTCTATTTGCCTTTTCTATCTGTCTCTGCTCTTCTTTCTGCATCTCAACGATTGCTTGGTGTATTAAAAATACTTTCCCATGTGGCATGTCCTTTATATCGAGCCATCCCAGTGATGTATTTTTGTAGAGACCCACTTCAATAAGTGTTATGGCCATATTAGTATCTGTTATTGGAAGACCACTAATGGCCATTTTTAGTTTTTTGTGTCATCACTACTTAGTGTAAAATCTCCTGGCTCAACTAACAACTCCTGTATTCTGGCTCCAACATCTGCTCGCAGTCTTGGAAAATCTGAAGCATCAAATTTTGGCTCCGATTTTACAAGCACCTTTTTCAGCATCTCTTGATAATATGCACCAAAATCTGCTGAAATCTTTTGGCTCTTGGCGTCTATCCTGGTAAAAGCACGCATAGCATCAGTATAATTCTGCCATGTTGCCTCTCTCAACCAAACTTTTAGACACTTACCGTTTCCTAATTCAACAGTATGCTCTGTTTCACTGGCATCTATAAAGATGTCGTTTGTGCTGGCGATTTGTTTCTTTGTTGTCATTCATTCCTCCTCTAAAGTAAATCGCTACCATTTTGGTCAACGATTTCGGTAATCATATACTCAACCATAATGTCTAAAGGAACTGTCATCTCAACATCGTCTTCACTCAAAGCATGTGGTGCAGACTTCAAAAAACAATTTTTCAATGTCATTTGTATGTATTCATTTGTATCTTGGTCTCTGCTTCCTTTGATAATAATATCAAATGCTGCTGTTCCTTTGCCAGAAATTAGTCTTGTAAAGTAAGTTCTGTCTTTTGGCAGGACAGTTAATTTAGAAGTGATTTCTCTTTTTGACTCCAAAAGGTCTGTCAAATACTTGGTATTCGTAGAGTTCCAATAGAATTTAGGCTTTAAATTGTTGTTGATTGTAACTTCAAAATCTGTCACTTCCGCTAATGTGCTGCCAGCATATGTTACAGTTCCACCAGCAAATGTGTAAACATCTGTTGTTTCTGGTGAAGTCGCAACAAGTGTAGTGTTGCTATCAACAGTCTTTTTTGCGATAATATCCAGTGACGCAGTCATCGCTCCTTCTTCTTCTCCTGTAATGGTGCAGGAATCAACTTTACACCCCAGTGCATACCTTCCCCAGTTATAACTTGCCCCTCCTGGGTTTTCAAGGCTTACATGCCATGTAAACGATGGTAATGTCCTGTATCCTTTGCTGTCTTCAGCCCTAAGAGTGAGATCCAGGTCTTCAAGGGAAGCAGTTTCAATTACATGCTTGTCATAAGCACCAGAATAATCCTCTGTATTTACGATTTGGCCACCAAGTGCCAAGAACAAGAACTTGCCATTCTGGACCATGAATTCGACACTACCATTGCACTCATGTTTTCCTTCCATAAAGATGGCTGGATTCCTACCATGGCCATGCATATACTGCGGTTGCCAGTCAATCTCGTCATCAGGAAATTCCATTGTGCCTTTAACAATTCCAAACCACTTGTTGGCTGCTGACAATCCTCCAGAGGGAAGAGAGCCATATGCACTGTTTTCAAGACCAAACCCTGTGGTGGCGAGATCCGAAACAAATATTGTTGCTGCCATTACACTAGAGCCTCCGCATATCTGATTAACTTAATAGTCAGTGTGCGACTAAAAAGGTTTGCGAACTTCCAGTCTGTATTTTCATCGCTTTCTATCTTCAGAATCGACCAGCCTGTAATAGGAGCTGTTCTTTTGCTTTCAAGCACACGAACACATTCGTCTTGTAAAGTTTTCATATCATCACTGGTTTTTGTTCTCAATTCCACTCTCATGCTGGCTTCTTTTCTCTTGTGTTTATAGAAAGGTCCCAGCTTTATTTGGTTATTATTCAGCTCACTAACCAGCAAAGCCCTGTTATCGCCAACATGAACATTCAGGAACTCTCTGTTCTCTCCCAAAACTCCAGGCTTTGCAGTATTGCCAGTATTCCAATTTGCATCAATCATTGACACAATGTCTTCTGTTATGTCAGCCATATTTACATCGGGACAAACATTGCTTCTGTGTGTCTCTTCAATATATCATCAGCCTGTTTTCTCCAGGTATCAACTTTGGTAGAATTATCCATGGGAATTAAGGCACCGGTTCCAAGCTCCATTTGTTGGTGGTAGTTTGCAACAACAGAAATGGCTGCAAGTCTTATACAAGCACCTTTTATGTCTGCAGGGACTGCACTGTCTCCATAAGTATAAGTCACTTTCACTGCGAATTCATTAATGAATGGCTTTATACCTCTGAAGAATATTATGCCATCAGTGGCATCATACCACCAATCTGCACTTCTTCCTTCTGTTCTTGTTGAAACAAAATTTTCCCAAGTGCTACCATCCCAAACATTCAAAGCAGTAATTCCAGAAATTTGCCTGTGATTTAGATTGATATGGACTTCAAATAGTCCAAACTTTCGCATTGTTGTTGGAAAGCTGTGGTATTCATCAGTTATTGTTCTGGCATCAAAAGCATGCCCTGTTTCACTGTCTATAAATGCTTCCCAAGTGGCAATTTCATCTGTGACTGTATCTGCTAAAGGAGTGGTGCTTCCACTAAATGCAGGTCTCTGTAGAAAGTTTGCAACATCTGCATGTGTGCAGTATGCCATTACTTTTTGCTCTTTTTCTTAGCTGCAGGCTTTTTCTTTGGCGCAGGTGGTTTCTCTGCAGGCTTATCTGTTCTGGTTTCCCAATCGGAAACACCTGCATCTTCCCAAGCCTTGTAATTCTCATAGTCTGATTCTTGAACAACCACCCAGTTCCCTTTCAAGAATCCGTATTGCTTGTTTGTCATTTTGTGTTGCAGAGCATCGAGGGCACCCAGATATCTTACTTCGAATTTTGTGTCAGCCATTGTTTACACCTACCTTTGCTATTTTATTCAAGTATTTAAGCATTTACGCTACCAGGAGTTCCAAATCGTCATCCAGTTTTTCATCGGTGTCAAGACGCTGGTCGAGGTCAATAGTATGGCCCCACAGGATGATGTCGCCTGAACATTCCGTGACTGAACCAGACACGATAATCTTGTTGCCAGCGCTGGCAGACAGCCACTTTACATCGCCAACAACCTCGAAGCCGTCAGCAGTA